TAAGTTCTGTTGACCTGTAAAGGAAACTGTTTGGTCTGTTGGAAAAGCCATCCGTGCTTTAGTCCTTTTTGAAATTTTATATAAGAAAAGAACCCCTCGAATGAGGGGCTTTAAGAGAGGAGAAACAATGAAAGGAGCGTTATGTTTTATTCCCTACGCTTAAAGGGAGAGATTTTTACATTAGGTTTGAGCGTTGTAGTTTGTCTGCTACTTGTTTTTGATAAGCTTTATCAGTTGAATAGCGTTTGTCTGACATAGCTACTCTAACCTGTTCAAGGGATTCAAAGACTTCTATTGAGCCTCTTCCTAGGCCACCAATATTGTCAGTCATTGAACCATTCTGTGTTTGGTAGCGAGCTTGTAAGCCTTGTAGAGCTAACCTAAATTGAGCACCTGAAGGGTTTCCTAGAGAGCTATTGAAAGCTTCTATTTCATCTTCAGATAAGTTATCAGCAGCCCATGAAGTAATAGCTTGATAATTTTCTTTACCACCTACTGTCTCATAAGCTTTCATTTCTATTAATTGTGATTGAGCTTGTAGACCATTGATATAGTTATCAACAGTTGACTTTGGAATACCTGCTCGCTCTAAAGCTAAGTACGATTCAGAAGAGAGTTGACCGTCTTTATCAAATTCAGCTTGAAGGTCTTCCATATTAAGACCTGCTTGTTCAACAGCTTCTTCAGCTTCATCTTCAAGCGTATCCTCTTCAGATTCTGAACCCTCTTCAACTTCTTCTTCAGTAGTTGTTTCTTCTTCAACTTCTGTTTCTGTTTTAGAGTCTTCTTCTTTTGGTGTAGGGTTGGATTCATTTTCAATAGCCTCAACCTTCGCAATCATTTCTTGGTTATGTTCTTCTTCGTTAAAGTCTTCTTTAGTAGACATTACTTTGTTTCTTCCTGAATATTATTTTTAGATAACCCACCAGTTTGAGACCATCGTTCTATGCTAGTAGTAGTGTTTAGCTAGGAGCTTGTATTAGTGTCTTGGTGGGTATTGTTAGAAATCAACGTCCTTGTTGGTTTGCCATTTCCTTGGCGACTACGGGGGCAACTTTCCCTGCCATATCCATTCCTGTAGCCTGCATCTGTTGTTGTTGAGCAGCTTCAGCTTCCTGCTGTTTCTGTTCGTCAGATTTAATAAGACCTGAAGTATCTATATTGAAAGATGCTCCTAGACGGTCTATGTAGTCACTTAGATTAAGTTCTCTTGCAATTACTTCAGGGCCAAGAGGCTCTAAAGCTTTCATAAAAGAGAGAAGCCTATTTAGGTCTTGACCTCTACCAAGAGCTTCTAAACCAGTAACGATAGTAGGTTTAATAACTTCTTTAGGCAGCTTAGGTAACTTACCCTTCACCTCTAGGTCGTGCATCAACAGCGTTACAAGAGGTAATTGAAGTTCTTGGCTGAGTAAGGATTAAGTACCTCCTAAGCCACCTTCAAGCTCTTGAGCCATGAATCTAATTTCTTCTGCTGTTACACGTTCAGCTTGTCTTTGTACTGAGGAATGAAGAAGGAAAGCCTGAGCTAATCTTTCTTCTATTCGAGTAGGTTTCTTGAGCGATACGGAAATCAGCAAATTTCTCTAATTGGAGAATAGAAACATCATCAGCATCCCCTTTCACAACATCGCCATTCATAGCTTCTTCAACAACTCTTGCTTGAGTTGAACCGTTAGGTTTTACAAAGAAGAGAATCTTAGCTGCTGCATGAGAGCCTTGAACGATAGCGCCTGTAAGGGTTTCAAGAGACTTTAAATCCCCATAATGTTCTTCAACTAATCCTCTGCCATAAGCTTCACCATCTATTTGATTGTGTCTAATAGGTAGCCAAGGGGTTTTATCTTTTGGGTAAGTCTTCTTGTTGAAAGGGACTGCTTTTATTTCTTGGTAAGATTCCCACTTAGAACCTGTCCATTTAACATGCGTGTAAAGGTCTAAGTTTTTATCTGTTGTTTTAGATTCTTCTTGTTCAGGGTTTTGGGTTTCAACTAAAGCAACAACTTCTTGAGGAAGGCTTAAAGGAGAAACAGACTCTTTTACAAGTATCTCTAGAACATTACCCATAGGGTCTCTATTGATAACAAACTGATCTAGCTTGAAGAAGCGCATTGACTTACTTTCTTTAGGAAGATAAGCAAGACCGTTACCACCAACTAGGAGATGTTTAAGTGCTTCAAAAAGAGGGGTTCTTAAAGCTCTTGATTCAGCGCTAGATACAATAGTTCTTTCAATAGAAGCTAGAGCATCTTCTGCTTGGCCTCTATCAGGGTCATTAGTTCCTTGTATTTCTTTTAAGTCAGAGTCTGAGATTGTTAATCTAAAGAAGGGAGCGTTTGGTGGAAACAAAGTAACTAATAGCTTATTAGCTAGGTTGTTAATTGCTCTTGAACCAAACGACTGATAAGGAGAAGTGAAATCTGTACTTGAGTTACTAGATTCAGGTGGAATTAAACTGGGGATTGTTAAACGTGAGCATTCCCTTGC